AGTGCTAGACGCTCCTTAAATACCATGTTTCTTGAGTGGGCTAATCGTGGTATAAATTTATGGAAAGTAGAAAGCGGAACACAAGCTTTGACAGCAGGAACTGCTACATATACTTTGCCTTCTGATACTATTGATTTAATAGAATATTCTATTAGAACAAATTCAGGCAATACAAACACACAAACTGATACACGTTTGAATCGTATTTCGGTTTCTACTTACGCTGATATACCAAATAAACTATCGCAAGGTTTACCGATACAAATTTATATAGATAGACAACAGGCAGCACCTGTTGTTAATTTATATCCAATACCTGATGATGCTGAAACATATACATTGTTTTATTACAGAATTGCAAGGATAGAAGATGTAGGAAGTCCGGGATCAAATACTTTGGATTTACCTGCTAGGTTTTTGCCTTGTGCTACTGCTGGACTAGCTTACTATTTATCTATTAAGCATTCAGGACAAGCAGACAGAGTTTTAGCATTAAAATCTATGTATGAAGAACAATGGCAACTTGCTGCGGCAGAGGATAGAGAAAAAGCATCTGTGAGATTTGTTCCTTTTGTTGCTAAAAACTAATGGGTAATTTTGCTTCTGGAAAAAAATCTATAGCTTATTGTGATCGTTGTAGTTTTGAATATCCCTACAATGATTTAAAGTTTGAAATATATAATCAAAAACGAACAGGCTTTAGAGTTTGTGATCAATGTTTTGATGAAGATCAACCACAATTACAGTTAGGTAAATATTCTACAGATGATCCTCAAGCATTAAGGGACCCTAGACCAGATAGAGGTTTGGCAGCAAGCAGAAGATTTTCAGCATTTGATCCTATAGGCGGAGGTATTACAGAGTTAGGTTCGTCTACTTTAGGTTTAGATATGTTTGGTAAAGTAGGTAAGCTTACAGTTACAACGAGTTAATTATGACATACGCAGAATTAAAATCAGCAATTCAAGATTATCTACAAAACTCAGAAACAACTTTTGTTAATGATTTACCTACGATAATAAAACAAGCTGAAGAAAGAATTTTAAAAACAGTACGTTTACCTGTATTTAGGAAAGCAGTACAAGGGACTTTAACAGATGGAAATCCATATTTGGCAACACCATCTGACTTTTTAGATACTTTTGATATAACTATTATTAGTTCTAACTCTCACACTAATTTACTTAGAACAGATGTTACTTTTATAAGAGAAGCATATCCTAATCCAACAGTAAAAGGCACACCAAAACATTATTCTTTATTTGATGAAAATACATATATAGTCGGTCCTACACCAGATGCAGATTACACATCAGAACTGCATTATTTTTATAGACCTGCTTCTATAACAGCCGGTACAGATAGCGAATCAACTTGGTTGTCTACTAACGCTTCAAACGCTTTGCTGTATGGGTCATTAGTTGAAGCATATACATATATGAAAGGTGAGCCTGATCTTATGAATTTATATAACGCAAGATATGAAAAGGCTTTAGATAGATTAAAAGTTTTAGCAGAAGGTAGAAATACTACAGATACATATAAAGATAGCACTTTACAAATACCAGTATCATAAACATTAAGGAGCAGATAATGTTAAATAAACCAATAAAAGACCTAAAGGGCAAACATATAGCAATAGTTGCTATGGGAGAAAGTCAGTTAGATTTTCATATAGCTACAGCACATAGTAAACAATATGATGAAGTATGGGCTATAAATGCTATGTCAGGAGTTATACCTAATCCAGACAGAGTATTTGCAATGGACCCAATGACAAGATTTTTTGATACAGATGATGCCGGCAATCAAACTGAATTAATGCGTAGAGTTTTACCTAAATTAACTTGTCCTATATATTCGGTTGAGTTAGATGAAAGAGTACCTAGTATTGAGTTATATCCAATAGAAGCAATTATAAGAGATACAGAATGCGGATATTTGAATAATACAGTAGCCTATGCAATAGCATTTGCTTATTGGAATAAGGTTGGTTCTGTAGCTATGTATGGTGCTGATTTTACTTATAAAAAGTTAGTTTACTTTGCAGAAATGGGCAGAGCCTGTTGCGAGTTTTGGTTAGCTAAATGTATGGAGCAAAAAATAGATGTATCTATAGCACTTAGGTCTAATCTACTAGATGCAAACGTTGAAATTAAAGATAAACTTTATGGTTATCATAGACTACAAGACCCTGTTGTAAGTTATGTTGATGAAGACAAAATGAAAGTATGTAGGTATTCAGAAGTTATAAAACAACAAATGGTGCCGTATGGCATATCAGGAAGAGAAGACCCGCAGACAGAATTTAACGATATAGTAGAACCAAATAAACCATAATGCAGACAGACAAATTTGAATTATCAATAGGTAATGTAGGAGTTACAACAACTCAAAATAGAGGACACTCTGTTGAAGAGTTGGCTGAAATGGCTACTAATAAACTAATTTCTATAAGCGATGATGTTGATCCTATGGTCAAAGCACAGGCTCACGCATTTAGAGATAGATGTAAATGGATCATTCAATACTATGTAAATGAGGGGATAAAAAACCATATTTGCACAGTATGTAATGAGTTAGAAAAACAAGGTCAAAAAGACCTAGCAAATATAATAAGGAGACTGTAATGGCTATTACACAAGCAATGTGTACTTCTTTTAAAAAAGAACTTTTAGAAGGTGTGCATAATTTTAAAAACTCAGGCGGTAGCACATTTAGACTTGCACTCTATACGAGTTCAGCAACTATGAGTGCTGCAACAACTGCATACACAACTTCACAAGAAGCTAGTGGTACTAACTATACGGCTAAAGGTAATACATTAACCCGTGTAGACCCTAGCACTTCTGGAACTACGGCATTTACAGACTTTGCTGATTTAACTTTTGGCACAGCTACTGTAACAGCTAGAGGTTGCATGATTTACAACGATACGGCAACAGGTGATCCAGCAGTTGCAGTATTTGATTTTGGTGCTGACAAAACATCAACAGCAGGTTCTTTTACAATTACTTTTCCTACAGCAGACGCTAGTAACGCAGTAATAAGAATAGCTTAATATGTCTGTCGGATGGGGTCGATCCACTTGGGGTTCAGGTCCTTGGGGTCAACCTGCAATAGTCAATGTTTCTGTAAACCTTACAGGAGTTGCAGGAACATCTGCGTTAGGAACAGAAACAGTAACCTGTGATGCTAACGTCACAGAAACAGGAGTTACCTGTACCGGTGCTGTAGGTTCTTTAATAGTAACAGGTGTAGCAAATGTCACAGAAACAGGATTAGCTGCTACAACTGCACTAGGATCATTAACAATATCAGCAGATGCAAATGTAACTGAAACAGGTCTTTCAGGAACAGGAGCAGTAAATAGTTTAACTGCTACAGGTGTTGCAAATGTATCTGTTACTGGATTAGCCGGAACTACTGCATTAGGTAATGAAACTGTAACAGGCGATGCTAACGTAACTGAAACAGGAATAGCTGGAACTGGTGCAGTAGGAACATTATTAGCTGCTGGTGTAGCTATAACAGGTGTTTCAGGTTCTGCTTCTACAGTAGCGTTAGGAGATGAAACAGTAACAGGTGATGCTAATATGTCTGTTACAAATGTTGTTGGAACAACAGCATTAGGCAATTTAAGTCTAGTTACTAATAATATAATTGCAGTAACTTTAGGAGCAGCAACAGGATCAGTTGGAAGTTTAACAGTAGTAGGAACTGCTGTAGTTCAACCAACTGGTGTATTAACAACAGGAAATTTAGGAAATTTACTTGTTTGGGGCGAAGTAGTTCCCGGACAAACACCAAATTGGTCTAATGTAAGCGACACACAAACACCTAACTGGTCTAGTGTGAGTGATACACAAACACCAAATTGGGAAGAAGTAGCTTAATGGAGAATATAAATGGCTAGTACATACGTCAATGATCTTAGACTCAATGAAATGGCAACAGGTGATGCGTCAGGAACTTGGGGCGATACGACAAATACAAATTTGGAGTTGATCGGCGAAGCTTTAGGCTTTGGCACCGAAGCAATTACAACTAATGCAGATACACACACCTCAACCGTTGCAGATGGTGCTACTGATCCTGTAAGAGCGATGTATGTTAAATACACAGGCACTTTAGATTCAGCCTGTACTATAACGATTGCACCTAACACTATAAGTAGGATGCAGTTTATTGAAAACGCAACAAGTGGTTCTCAAAACATAATAATTTCTCAAGGCTCTGGTGCTAATGTAACTATCCCTGCTGGTGATGTAAAAGCAGTTTACTTAGATGGTGCTGGTAGTGGAGCAGCAGTAACAGATGCTTTTGCTAGTTTAAATGTCGTAGATTTGAAAGTTGAAGACGATCTAACAGTTACAGATGATCTTATAGTAAATGGTGATATAGACCTAGAAGGTTCTATTGATGTCAATGGAACAGCTAATCTTGATGTAGTAGATATAGATGGAGCTGTTGATATGGCTTCTACGTTACAAGTAGATGGCGCTATAACTTCTTCTTCTGCTGCAACAATTACAGTAGCAGATAACTCTTATACTCTTACTCTTCTGTCTACAGATACAGATGCAAATTCTGGTCCTAATATAAGACTAAAAAGAGATTCAAGTTCACCTGCTGATGATGATTTTACAGGAATAATATATTTTCAAGCTGAAAATGATGCGGGAGAAGAAACAGATTATCAAAGAATTACTACTAGAATAAGAGATGCTTCAGATGGCTCAGAAGATGGTCAGCTTACTTTTTCATCAATGGTAGCTGGTACATTAAGAAATAGACTAGAGTTTAATGAGGGCGAGGCTGTCTTTAATGATGATTCAGTTGACGTAAATTTTAGAGTTGAATCAAACGGCAACGCTAACACTCTCTTTGTTAATGGTGGTAAAGACTATGTTTCAATAGGAACAGCTTCAGACTTTGCAGCAGGTGCTTCTGTCTTACATTTACATCAACCAGATGCAAATTCAAATGCTTATCTTCATATAACGCAAGAAGATGGAGGAGCAACATCTTCAGATGGTATGTCTATAGGTGTACTTGATGGTGGTGCTAATGCAGTAATTAGGTTAAGAGAAAATGGTTTTTTAGCTTTTTATACAAATAATACTGAACATATGAGACTTTCTTCTGGTGGAAGTCTTGTTATACATGATGATACTCCCCTAACAAACACAACTTTTGATGCTAGGGATGTTGATAACGTAACTTCACTTAACGTACAAAATAATGGTG